TAAAAAGGGTGAATATGCCGCTGGTGATCTGGCGGTGTACTGTGAAATTGACTCTTGGATCCCTCATGAAGTAGCACCGTTTCTATCAAGAGGAAACTTCCCTCGTGTGTACAATGAAGTAAAAGGCGAACGGCTCCGCACCGTAAAGTTGCGTGGGCAATTGAGCCAAGGCTTGTTGCTGCCACTCAGTGTTATTCCATTCGCATCGTACATTCCTGATGATGATGTTTCAGAACTACTCGGCATTGTGAAATATGAAGCACCAATACCTGCACAGTTGGCAGGAGAAGTCAAGGGCATGTTTCCAGGTTGGATCCAAAAGACTGACCAAGAACGTATCCAAAATTTGAAAGAAGAATTGGACTACTGGCTTAGAGAACAACACGTTTGGGAAGTTACTGAAAAGCTGGATGGCAGCTCAATGACTGTGTACCTGCGTGATGGCGAGTTTGGAGTGTGTAGCCGTAATCTTGAACTCAAGCCCAGCGAAACCAACAGCCTGTGGAAGGTTGCAGTACGCAATGATTTGGAGTTGAAGCTTCGCCGTGCCAATCGTAATCTTGCACTACAAGGTGAGTTGATTGGAGAAGGTATCCAAGGTAATCCATACAAGCAAAAAGGACAGGAATTTTTCTTGTTTGATATCTACGATATTGATACCAGCAAATATCTAACTCCTGCTGAACGCAAGGCATTTATTGAAGAACACGATATCAAACATGTGCCTGTGCTTGCATATGGTGCTGAGTTGTCAGATACACTGGGCATCAACAGCATTGACGGGATTCTGAAATTTGCAGAAGGCAAATCAGTTATGGGAATGATTGGCTGTGAACGTGAAGGACTTGTGTTCAAAAGCAAGGCTATGCAATGTTCATTTAAGGCAATCTCTAATAAATTTTTATTAAAGGGTGGTGATTAAAATGCCGTGGATTGAAAATGTAGCAGCCGCTGATATCCCAATTGGGTTTCATCACGCGGCCGGAGAAAATAGTATGCTGATCAGCATTGTTGATCCAGCAAGTTGGCGACCAACTGCTAAACACGAATTCAAAGAGAGACATGACTTTGAGTTCTTGGATATTGAGGAAAAAGACTTTGCACTTGATGAAGCCATGCGGTGTAGCCATGAGCAAGCGGCTGAACTTGTCCGTTTATTGCAACATGCTCTTGACAACAGGATGAATGTTGTAGTACACTGTTTTGCTGGCATATGCCGTAGTGGTGCAGTTTGCGAAGTTGGTGTGGCAATGGGATTTGATGATACGGAAAGATTTCGTGCACCTAACTTGTTGGTCAAGCATCGTATGATGAAGGCTTTAGGTTGGACATATGATCCAGATGAAAAGCCAGTACCACTTGCAGGTGACAAGTATATGCGTCAAGGAGACATCTAATGCATTTAAGCAAAGAAGAAGCATTGAAAATTTTACTAAATTAAATTTATATGAATAATTGGAATACTGATAATTTAGATAACCTTCTACGATTGTATGTCGGTAAAACATATGGAGAAAAGCCAAGTCAGCATATAGATGAAATAAGAGAGGCAAAGAAAGCGCAAGCGTCTAATATTATTCGTATGCTGCCACTTGCATCTACTGATGTAGTATTAGATTTGGGACCCGGATGCGGGTTTATCGCAAAAGAAATCGCACCACTGGTCAATACCCTTCATTGTGTTGATATAAGTAAAAGTTTTTTGGATTACTGTAAAGTAGAATTATCCGATCTAGCTAATATTAACTATCATCATATAGAATATTCTATTATGACTTCGTTGCCCTTGAATCAAATAACAAGGGTTTATGCATCATCGTTGTTTATACATTTTAATTTGTATGACATTTATCATTATTTGAAATCTATACACATGATTTTGGTTCCGGGTGGAAAATTGTTGTTTGATTTTTTAGATGACAAAACTCTTAATATTAAAGATGATGTTTGGGTTAGGCACTCAGATAGATATCTAGTTAATCGATCTAATTTATTTACTAATATATATTATAATAATGAAGATGCAGTTATAAATATTGCCAAACAAATAGGTTTTACAATAAGTATGAAAAAACATACTAAACAACATTGTTGGTTAGTGCTTGACAAATAATTTAGAAGGGTGTATAATGCATTTAAGCAAAGAAGAAGCATTGAAAATTTTAGAAGTTATGGAGAAGTTTCCAGAAGTAGGATGTTTTGAATTAAAGCAAGACAGTGATTCTGGAATTGGATCTATAACTACATTAACGGTCTTTACTGAAGTAAACGGTATTGAAGGCCACTTTACAATTGAAATTTCTGGAATTGAGAATTGGTAATGAAAATTAAATTTGATAAAGACACTATGCCCGATGCATTGTATAATGCACTGTTGCAACATTTTGTAAACGAGGCAACCGGCCTAGGTGTGGAAGTAAACAAGTTTACTCAGTTTAACAACTGGGTCGTCGAGTGCGAATGCGATGCTAAAGAAGCGGTACATTAATGCCAAAGTGTTACCAACTAATTGGAGTCCCAGGTAGCGGTAAAAGTACTTGGGTAACTAGTCAAGAATGGGCAAAAGACTGTTCTATTATCTCAACCGACTACTGGGTTGAAGAAGAAGCCAAACGAGTAGGCAAGACCTACAGTGAAATCTTTACTGACTACATGCCTCGAGCAGTTGACTTAATGGCAGCTAACGTTGTGGCATCTAGAGAAATGGGCAATAATATTATTTGGGATCAAACTAGTACTACTGTTAAAAGTCGTGCTCGTAAGTTTAATATGCTTCCCGATTATTATCATATTGCGGTGGTGTTTCGTACACCTGAACATAAAGAACTAGTTCGTCGATTAGAAAGTCGGTGGGATTCTGGAAAGATTATTCCTGAGCATGTTATTGCTAGCATGATTGCCAGTTGGGAAGATCCAACTGAAGAAGAAGGTTTCACCGAAATCTGGTTTGCAGGTTGACTTGTTTATAACATTATGTTATAATAACTACTCAATGACACGCAAAGGACTTACATGTTTGAATCTATCGAAATCCGTAAAGTAGCAAATGGCTTTATTCTTTCAATCAGTACTGAGGAAGGAATTAAAGAATATGTGTACGATACCGCTCGAAAGGCACTACGAGTAATTAAAGAACATTTGGAGGCAAAGACTGCCTCCTAACTTAAACAAGGAGGCAGTATGCCATCAGTATTTTTAGTAAGTGACACGCACTTTGGACACATGGGCGTATGTAAGTTTACCCGCAATGACGGTGTCACAAAGTTACGACCATACGACTCGCCTGAAGAAATGGACGAGGACATGATTGCAAAATGGAACGCTAAAGTTAAACCCACAGACAAGGTCTACCACTTAGGTGATGCGGTTATTAACCGCAAGGCGTTAAAGACATTAGGTCGCTTAAACGGTGACAAGGTATTGATTCGTGGCAACCACGACATCTTCCGAGATGACGAGTACAGAATGTACTTTCGTGAGTTACGTGCCTACCATGTGATGAATGGGATGATCTTAAGTCATATTCCGTTACACAGTGATTCAATGGGTCGCTTTGGCGTTAACATCCACGGACACACTCACGCTAACCGTGTGAAGAAGGCTCGTGGCGTTGATGCACGTACCGGTGAAATCTTATACAGTGACGAGAACGATGTTCGCTATCATTGTGTATGTGTCGAACAAACTGATTTCGCACCTATCTTATTCGAAGAAGTAATTGCACGGATCGAAGCAGAGGGTGGTGTAGTTGGCTTTAAGAGTGGCAACGGGCCCACAATGTAATTTGTGGGTTCATTATAATTTATAAAGTAGATATGACATGAGCACTAACGACTTTTATCGAAAACTTATTAAACCTATTCGAGACCCGTATATTGATGATCTAATTAATAAAGTTGATGCATCGATATATAGTCCGTATGATAAAGAATTAACATGGGAGGAACGTACTACTCCAATTAATTTACTAAAGAATAAATTTTTAGAATGGAGCAAAGACTGGGTAAGTGGTCTTGATCAATTTTCTTATGTTTACATAATGAACGGCAATACCGATAGCCTTAATACTATTTTTTCAAAATCAGATAATGGCATGGCATGGCAAAAAGGTGATTATAGTTATTACAATTTTTGGCATACTATACAGAGAAAACCGTATACCGAATTAGTTAACCCGCAGCCGGTATCTAATTTAGTAGTATCGTGGCCTGGATACTCGTGGGGTAATAATGATCAACTAGATTTTGCTCTACAATGCAATGCAGAATCCATGCATTTAGATTGTGCATACCTTGGGTTAGTAAAACCAACTAGCATAGATGCTAGTATTTTTGATACTGCTAGTTTTAGTTTCAGTAAAAGCCTAGCTATTCCGTATAATAGAATAAGTTTATTATTTTCAAAAAAAGAAATACCAAGTCTTGTAATTATGAACAAACTAGGGTATGTTAATTTAGCTGGCGTAAAATTGGCAACATATCTATTAGAAAATATTGATCCTAATTATTGGTGGTCTACGTATGGATCTAAGTTAGATGTACTATGTAATAAACACAATTTAAGAAAAACTGATTGTATACTATTTGCCTACAATGACACCCAACGGATTAGCCTAGCAGAATATTGGAAGGAAAATATAAGTTTATTGTAATTTAGCAATATAAATATTGTTATGTACAATACTCTTAAATTATTATTTGAATCAAGAAGAACTCCTCGCTATGTAGATCGAGAGGATATCCCAGAAGCTGATATTAACAAGATCTTAGAGGCTGCAAAACTAGCACCCAGTTTTGATAAAGTATATCCTTACCAAATATATGTGCTAACAAACTCTCAGGCCGGAATTAATAAAAAAGAAGAACTAGTCGAAAGATACATTTGTAGAAATGAAGATTTTACCATGAGCAATGTAGGAGATTCATGGAATGACAGAGAAATCGTGCAACCACTACTTAGCGGATTGGCGTTAGTATATGTTGCTATCCCTGCGGCATCTGAAACAACTGCATCTGGCCCAATGGAATTGCTTCTCCAGGCACATCGAGATGCAATGATATCGGCAACTTATGCAATGTTAACAGCTGAAAGTCTAGGATACCGCGCAGGAATGTTTTCAGGAATAACTTGGCCTCTTCAATCCGCTAAGTTATTATTCACAGATGCAGAACACGCTAGAGTAGTTACTACAGTAACTGTGGCTAATAAAGATTTAGCTATTATTGATCCTACAAAATATAGACAGTATATTAATTATAAAAATCAACAACCATTTGTATACCACTCAAAACACAAAAACAAAACAGCATTACATAAAATACATATTCTTTAAATCAATAAATTTAAATAAACATGGATCAACCAATAACTATGAACTTTGAGACGTTTTACTATAGATCATTAGATATTCCAAACATTAAAAAAATTAATCAAGAATTTAATCAGTTCTTAGATGAGAATAAATTTTTTGGGGGATTTGTGGTTGTGGGGTTAGATGTTACGGGTACTATGAAATATTTCCCCACATTAGAACATTGGTTTACTTTACATAATTTAAAAGTTTTATTCATTGCATATATTTTAGTTCCCGCTAACAGTGTTCAAGCCCTTCATAAAGATAGCGGCGGTCCTTGCCTAGCACTTAATTTTCCATTACGTCATTGCGAAGGAACTTACACTAATATGTTTGTAGACAAGGGAGTAACTACAACTGCATATACAAAAGGTACCCATCTTTCTTATTTAAAATATGTTGAT